ATGAAAACGAAACGTATAGACGTAATAGCAAAAGAAGAATCCTATCACAATTTATCCGTATTTATTGATGTGGAAGAACTAAACAAAGTCGTTAGAACATACAAAGACGTCATTAGAACGTCTGTTAAACGTGCCGATGTACAAGCTAGACTTATTACATTATTGGATATTTTAAAGCGTCACAGTTGTAAATATGTAGGCGTTAGTTTCCTATGCAAAAATTCAATTGCTGACATGATGGAAGTATCCTATAAAACTGTACAACGTTTAATGAAGAAACTTGTGGAGTTAGGCATGATTAATCAAATAGCAATGAAGCGTAAAAAAGATATGCGCCAAACTTCTAATGCTATTATTATTCAGCCAATTGTGGAGGAAGTGTCCAACAAGGTAGATACAAAAAGTCCTACAAAGTGTCCTACCATTAAAACAAAACCTATTTCTTTAAAACAAAAGATTAAAGATATAAATATACGTAAGAGTAACGAGTCTCAATCTAATGTCAATGATAATGATTTTATCGATTATCGAGTTCCACAATCTATGCGAATGAAATTAGCAACTGCATTTGATTCAAAAGTTATCAATGAATCCTTCCACAATGCTGTGAATATCGTTAAAAAGGCTGCTAAGAAATTTAATTTACTATCAGACAAAGATGTATTTAACAACATTATTGCCAATGCTTCTGTTGCTTTATTCTCTAAAACTCATGAAGCTGAGCATAACGGGACTCTTATGAAAAATCCTATTGGATACTTTACTAATACATTTAAAACTATGGTATATGACTACATCGATAGATTTAGAGACATCCACAATATTTCTAAACGTAAAGAAAATAACCATGTTGGACTAACAGGTATGTTCAAACAGTTTATCGATGGGTAAATTCGCTTATTTCAACGGGATTGTAAATAACTTAATGGATAAGTTTTACTTTGATGGGGATTTTATGACCAAATAAAAAAACACCCAGTTCTAATAACTAGGTGTCCCAACTTTTAAAATGTCCATAAATTGTATTTTATTTTACAATTCTCTTTATATATCCTTATTCAGATTCTTTTAAAGTGATGGGCTCATTTTCTTTTATAAGCTCCTCTTCCACAATAATAGATTCTTCTTTTGGAGAATAGTATTCATAAATTTCATTTCGAACAGAATTACGTATATTTTCATTTTCTTTCAGGAATTGCTTAGCATTATCTCTACCTTGCCCAAGACGCTCCTCTTTATACGAATACCATGATCCGCTTTTCTGAACAATATCTAACCCTACCCCAATATCAACAAGCTCTCCCTCTAGGGAAATGCCTTCTCCATACATAATATCAAATTCTAAATTTCGAAATGGTGGAGCAACTTTATTTTTTACTACTTTCACTTTTGTTTTATTACCAACAATGTCACTGCCTTGCTTTAACTGCTCCGAACGACGTACTTCGAGACGGACAGTTGAATAAAACTTCAACGCTCTACCACCAGGTGTCGTCTCGGGATTCCCAAATGAAACGCCCACTTTCTCTCTAAGTTGATTCAAAAATATAGCTATTACTCCATTTTTAGATACTGCTCCTGATATCTTCCTCAAGGCTTGCCCCATCAGCCTTGCTTGCAGTCCAACATGTGATGCTCCCATATCACCATCAATTTCTGCCTGTGGTACTAGAGCTGCTACAGAGTCTACTACAATAATTTCAACAGCGCTACTTCTTACTAACGCTTCCGCTATCTCTAACGCCTCTTCTCCCGTATTCGGTTGTGACACAAACAACTCATCAATATTTACACCTAACTTTTCTGCATATACAGGATCAAGCGCATGTTCCGCATCAATAAATGCCGCAGTTCCACCTTGTTTTTGAACTTCTGCAATTGCATGTAATGCTAGTGTTGTCTTTCCTGAAGATTCGGGACCAAAGATTTCAGTAATGCGCCCTTTCGGATATCCACCAACACCTAAAGCATTATCTAATCCAACAGAGCCACTTGACACAACAGATATTTTTTGTTCAGGTCGCTCACCCAGTTTCATAACAGCACCTTTGCCAAAATCTTTTTCAATTTTCTTCAGAGCCTCTTCTAATGCTTTCTCTTTTCCTTTAGTTGTATTTTCAGTTGCTGCCATATGAATTGCTCCTTTCAAGAACATTCGTTTGTATAAATTATAGAACAATCGTTCTGTTCCGTCAATAAATTAGAAACGAACATTTACAGTTGTTGCATGAAATTGGTATGATTTACTTAATTTAAGGGGGATGATTATATGAAGGTTGTCCAATTAATATTTAGAGGATTTCGTTTAATCGGTAGAATTATTAATCCAATACTAAAGGCATTATCTAAAAGTAAATTTTAAATATCATAGCAATAAAAAAAACGCCCATTTTTGCACTGCACCAACTTGTTAGACGCAATTAACACAATAGTGCAACCAAAATGAAAAAAATAGTTATGAAAGGAAAACAGATGTGTAAACTCAAAGAATATGACCTGGCATATATTTGTTACTATTCTGAGAGAATAGAGTTTTCAGCCATTGCTGCTGGATTTTCACAACCGGTGTCAACTAAGGTAATACATCATATTGTTCAAGAATTAAATAATCAGGGACTATTTGATTTTTACAAGAGTACCTATGAGGAAATGTTAGAAGAATGAGGAGAGTGGCTACATATGTTAACGAAATCGCAATACGAACGTTTCGCAGCAGATAAGCAATGTATCGAACGTGCATTAACCATGTGGAAAGAATGGATGTGCAAAAAAAAGACTTATACAGATGAACTTGCTGCTCAAGGTACGATGTACGTTGTCAATCATATGAAATTACGAGATCATCAAGTTTCTGTAATCTTCGATTTTTTTGATGAGTATTTAACTTTATTAGATCACGGAGAAGAACAAGCAGAAGCTTTTTATAAAACCATTATGAGGATGTAATAACAGAGGGTTCTCTCACGAATAACTAAAAAAGAGTATATTCATAAAAAATAAAGGTGGTTAATACAATGAAAACTACGAATTGTGGGGGAATATCTTAGTAATACTTGCCCTACTCTATGCGCTGTTATATACTCTTATTGAGAACACACTTCTGTAGTTCCCTTTTGGTGTCTTACAAGAATTGTAGTTTTGTCATCTTTCTTTTGGATTGAAACACAGGAAAAGATACTTCATAATGAGGTGTTTTTTCTTTTTCCAATAGGTTGTTAAAAACCACATCTCTTTACCATACTAACAATACAGTTGCTATACTGCTATCTATACAACTTTCGAGGTGATACAGCACGAAAAAATATCAAATCGTTTATAGTGTTTTCTCTCCCAGTGGGCAACAATACAAAGAAAAGTTTATTGAAATTTACGCACCAACAGTTGAGCATGCAAAACACGGAATAGAAACTGAATTAAAAAGAAGAATGGGCGACCTATACCAATGGCAAATAGACGTTCAACAAATAGAAGGTGAACAACTCTCGTTATTCTAAACAACTTGACGAGATAAAAAAGAAGATGTAAAATGATTATCCGTGTAAAAAACTTGGTTTATACAACCCAACACGTTGTGACAGATCGGGCTATTGCCAACAACTTTTATGACATTCTTAGTTGTGTTTAGCAAGATACACGGGAGAGGTTTACAGATTCGTAATAATGAAGCAAGTAGGGCTTATAACTTATTATGGTATAAAATATATGTAAACTGCATACTCTAGAATTGACATCTAAAGAACTTACAACATGAAAAAGACATCTTCGACTGGGGAAGGTGTCTTTCTTACCTTTAGTCAAGTGCTATTGAAAGATTTGATTCGATGAAGTAATTTATTTTTTAGAGTGATGGGTATCTTTCCTCTAAAAAATAAATTTGTGTACACCAAATAGACCTAACGAGATATCATTTTTTTCGCGAGGTCAATTGTGCTATAGTATATTTAGTTGATTACGAACCGGTTGATGCTATTTCGTAATCATATAGTTTTTCGTGTGTAATAAGATGAAATGCCACTTTCAAAAACTTATTCATACACGCAACGGATGCAACTTTATGAGGCTTTCTCAAAGGTTGCTTCTTTAATTTGTCATAGTATTCTACCAGATGATTCTTTGTTTTCTTACGTAATGTAATCATCGATGTAACCATAAAGAATAAGATTTTCCTTAGTTTATTGTTTCCCCTTTTATTGATTTTGTCCTTATAATGAGTATTCCCTGACTGATAACGCCTAATATCAATCCCCACATAGGCATTTAATTGCTTATTATTTTTAAAACGTCTTATATCACCTAACTCACCGATGATTCGAACGGCTGTTATTTCCCCTATTCCTGGAAATGACCGAAGCACATGATATTCTGTACGTTCATTAGAAAGTTCCACCATCTGCTTTACAAGCTGTGCCTTCTTCTCTTTCAAGTCTGCAATGCGGCTGGCATAATCTTTGACTTGCTCGCAGCGTACATCGTTTCTTGAGATTGCTGGGTAAGAGATTTTTGCAGCTTTAAGGAGGGCGGTTCCTTTCTCTTCTACTCGTTTCAAAGACAACCGTTTTTGTGTATTTGCCTTTAACCTACTGCAAATTCTCGTTTTAGAATGGGCTAACACTTCATCCGGGTGTGGATATAGTTGTACGATATTCAAAAACAGGGACGACCGCTTTGTAAATAGCTGTTCCAACTCTGGAAAACTCAATTGTAGGATTGCGTGTAACCGAGAATATAAATGAGTAATCTCAATGTCTAACTCATCATAGTAACGTGTGAGTCCACGCATCTGTTGGTAGTATCCCTTTTCTTGATACGTTTGTTCACGTCCTACTCGAAAGTGCGATTTTGCCAGTTCATGCGCGTCGCTTTTATCTGTTTTTTGGCGGCGCATTGAAGCCGTTTGTAAGTTTGCTTCAAGAGGATTAATACGACAATATGCATAATTATTATCTTGAAAGAATCGTTCCAACGGTTTGGAATATACACCTGTTGCTTCAAAAACAATTTCAGGTTCTTCTCCACCTCGACCTATCAGTTCCTGAAGCGTTTCATGAAGCTGTTCAAAAGAGGGACGGTTATGGTTAATTTCCTTCTCTACTTCACATTGACGGTATCGATTGTAAATAACCATCATACTTTTACCCATACTGACATCAAAAGCTACAACGTGTTGCATGACATGAATCTCTCCTTTTTTGCCAATCATAGAAGCCTCCACAGTGCCTTATCGATTCCACTTTCTTATACACGATCTCCTGGATCCAACATACTAAACTGATTCAAATAAGGGTGTGAAGTCGATCTGTTTATTTATACGGACTCCAATATGGTCCAAGACACCTTTCGACCTTACTTCACTTCTACTAAAAAAAATAGTAGCACAAACCGTGGCCTTGGTTTGTACTACTAATGTTAGTATGTTTTGCATATTACACGGTGTACCTACATATAATGAAATCGACAGTGATTTTTTCTCCTTTTATGATAAATCTATTGAAAAAAGCATTCTTGGGGACGAATGCTTTTTTTCTATTCCCTATTTCACATACACATAGGCTCCAATCATAAACCCTATATTAAAAGTAAATTTTAATTACATATAAAATTAACACGTTCCTCTTTTATAATAAAACTATTCTTTTGTATAGTAATGTGTTTTACTTTTCAAACTTTACATATTCACCTGAAACCCATTGATCACCACCAACATTATACCAACCGTCCCTATATCCCCAAGACTGATATCTTTCGCTTTGGTGTACGTTTTTTACGACGCCATAATTAGTTCCTGGGCCAGTACGAACGCGTAATACATCTGCTGTAATAGTAACTACCCCTAAACCATCATTTGAAGGTTGCGAAGTTGTGGATGATTGTCCATCCGCTTCGAAATGTAACCACTCTGAGTTTTCGTAAACCCACTGATCGCCACCTAAATTAAGCCATCCGCCAGAACGTCCCCACACTTTATAATTTTCAGGTGCATTTAGTTTCCTAATTGAATCATATTGAGTCCCTGGTCCTTTACGTAAGTTCACGTTTTGACCAGTAATATAAACAATACCTGTACCACTTGTAATTGGTGGTTGTGGAATCTGTGGCGTTTCTGGAATTTGAATTTCCCCACCAGAAACTAATTGTTGTTTAAACCACTGTACACGCCCTTCATTAATCATTCTATGAGGACAATATTTACCGTTTCTTTCTTGGTGTGTTTTAACTTTAGAAATTGGAATGTTGAACATATCCATTAACTGACGAATTACTTGAGCGGCATTCAATTCAGCTTTACGATATCTTTCCCCACCTGACATAGAATAACAAATCTCTATACCGATACTATTACGATTACCTGGTCCATTCCCATCACCTGCATGCCAAGCATTTCTATTAAACGGAATTAATTGAATAGCTTCTTTGTCATCTACAGCGATATGGAACGAAGTACCTGTACTATTGTTAGCGACATTATTACGTTCGTTTAATGCCGTAGCATCATTATACGTGTTGTGGAATGTAATTTCCGTTGGATTCATTGGATATGGACATAAAACTGAATAACGACTTTCTGGTACTAACATTTTTTTGATTTCCATTACTGAACATCTCCTTTTTTCTCTTCCTGTTTTTGTTTACCGCCCAAAATTTCAACTGCATTTGTTAATGCTGAAGGTAAGGGGATTCCCATACGACCAGCGTTTTCTAAAAGTGAAAGCAACTCATTGCCCATGAAGAAGAAAATAGTCGCTTCACGAATTGCACTGTTACTTCCCAGTGCTGAATCTAGTTGAGCGGACGCTCCGACCAAAAGAAAAAGCACCACCTTTTTGGCGATGCCTTTGAAACCAACTTTACTTTTTAATTCTCCGTTATACCCTGCTGCAATCATGCCAGTTAAATAATCAATAACTGCCATCGTTACTAAGATTTTCAATGTTGCATCCCATCCTCCCAAAAAATACCCACAAAAGCCTCCAAATGTAGCTATAAATGCTTTCATTAATATATCAATACGATCCATCTTTCCATCTCCTTATTTATAATAAAAAAGAGAGACGCTTGTCCCTCTCTCAATAAGTACTTTTATTTTAAGATATTAAATCATCCCTTTTAATATTAAACCCAAGACTGACATAGTAATTGCACTAATAATAATTCGTAAAATCCAAGTTGTATTAATGCTAATCTTTTCTAATTGCTTATTAATTGTAGCAATGTCTTTCTCATTAATTGTTGTGCGAGTTTCTAAATTACGAATATCTCGCATAATTTCTTTTTGTTCTGCTTTTAAACTGTCGATTTTTACATATACATCTTCCACTGCATTCACATCCTTTTAAAATCTTAATAAAACAATCTCTACATGATATGAGACAACCTTATTTATGGTGAATGCATCGCAGAAATTTCAAAACAAAAGCCGTATTTTGTGCAAAATAAAAACAGCTTATGGCTGCCCTATTTGCGTTGTATTTTCAATTGTTAATGTCTCTTGTGGCGGATATTCACCTGTAAGTTTAAAATAATCATTTGCACAAATGTTCCTTTTAGCAACTCCTAAGTTCAATTCATATAATTTGGCTCCACAACCACATAACTCACATTTCGTTAAAACCCTAAAACCAATAGTTCCGTCAGACATTTCCCTCCACACCTCAACTTTACTCGTATCATTGGAAACCCCTGCATTATCTAACATGTCAGCAGGTACTTGTATAAAGACTCCTGTTTCCGTTCGTTTCACGTCTACTATTCTTCCCATATAAGGAAGCGTTTCACCTTCTTGAAAAGGCATCATATAGTTAATATCCATGTTTAATCCTTCCTTTCTATCCAAGTGCGTTAAATTTCCAGCCACTTGGAGTACTCACATAAAAACCCGCTCCAGCATTACCGTCTGTAAAACGAATATGTCCCCATTGTTGGAATCCACCGCCACCTAAGTTAATCCCCTGCATTGCTCGTATATTCCTATGGATTTTCACTTCTTTTTCAGTACTTATATCAAACGTTTGTCCGTCTGGTGATGGAGATATATTATTATTCACACCACCTACAGCAAGCGCGTTAAACGGCTGAATACCATCTGCTCTTTCTGCTGCAGCACGATCCCAATTATACATAGATGCATATTTGCCACTGTATAACGTTACACCACTTACACAAATTGCTGTCCCTTGTCTCATGTCAGCATTTCCAGAACAAACTTTAATAATTAATGCGTGCTGTTGCGGAATATAGTTTGTTGGCACTTTGAAAGTGAAAGAGTATCTTCTGATTTCTCCATAAAATGTAGACGGTTCAGGAAAATCCATTTTTTGTTCATTCCATATATCGTAACTTACATTGTCTCGGAATTTAACGCAGCATACTTGTAAACGAGGTTTCCCTGTTTTACGTGCACCATTTATCATAGCTGTTCTAAAGTGAGCAGAAACTGTATATTCGTTACCAGGATGTATCCCATTATTCACGACTGTTTCGGGATAGTTATACATATCTACCCTTGCAGCATTTACCATTTGCTCGTAATCGAATATATGTGTATTCTTTTCTATTACGACATTTCCCCATGACTTCCAAGTAAGACCATATCCACCTTCAAACCCATAATAATCGGTATGTCCAATGTTTTTCTTTGTAACACTAGAAAAGTCGGGATCTGATATTAGGTTTCGTCTTGATACCGCAGTTGTTTTTGTTCCCCATTCGTCTTGGAATAGGAAATCTAGCATTTTAACAGTTACACCATCTTTATCAATAGTTATCTTATCACCGTCAATTCTAATAAGATTCGTATCAATGCCTTTTGCCGTTAACCATTTCACCATTGTATCGGCATTAATAGCTACCTTTGAAACATCAATCTCTAATTTTTCCGATGAAAAGTTAATAGCTGCGATGATATTCCCTTTTTTAACTTCTGCAAGGATTCCTTCATCAAGAACCTTAAGTTTAGAACCCGTTGCTTTTACATAAGCGGCGTAAGTCTCATTTATAAACGTTTCTTGTTTTTCAGAAATGATTGAAACGCCCTCTTTATTAGTACTAATACTTCTTTCTAATTCTGTAACTTTTTTATTGTAATCTTCAGTAGCTATTCTATTGGCTATATCTTCTAGCATTTTGTCAGCATCCGTTTGATCTTTTGGATGTAGCCAAAATTCTGTAGCTATAGTGCCACGTTGTAACATAGGTGCAGCACACCATAAACGTCCATTTCTTGTAACGTAATAACGCCATCTCACAAACGCCGCATTAGCTGGCGCTTTATCTGTGCATACAGCACGAACCCATGTATGATTTACAACAGTGATATTCGTTCTAGCTGTCTTAATGCGAGTTTTTTTGTCAGCAGTCCACCATTCAATTTCAATAAATGCACCGCCACCATCAATAGGTGTTTTCCCGTCAGTATTGAAATAACCTGATGCAACAAAGTCTTCGTTAACCTGACACTCAATAAATTGACTTGTAAGTCCCCACCAACGATCTTGGGACTGTCCAGTAACAGTAATTGCAAATGTATTCATACCTTTGTATTTTAAATTCGTATCAACAGCACCAGTAGCCCCATTACCGCTATTCCAAAACCAATATTTCGGTCCTAACGTAAAATTAGCATCACGCAACTCGTTGACAGTACCTAAACCACCTACATAAGCTTCAACATCTTTCTTTTTCATTGCTAGCTTCAATTCTTCAGATTGTTGCAGGATCGTTGTAGTAGCTTGAGTCAGTGTTTCCCCTTGCTGAGTTTGTATTTCCTGTATTTTTTTTACATCACTTGTTATCCCTTCGGCGTTCCGCGTAATCTCCGTTACTTTCTGGCTGAATACATTTTCTTTTACCCCATCTTCCGGAGACGGAGCGTATGCTTTTGGCATAGATCCTTTTAACACGGATACATTTTTGAAGTAGCACTCACTACCATCAGCAGAACGATCACCATAAATATATAAACTAAACCCTTTTTTCATATCTGATTTATCATGTAATTTCATTGTTGTATGAACTCGAACCCACTTTTTAACAGGTTCGATGGTCAATTCTGGCGTACCTCCACTATGAAAGCCCATTGTATTGTTACCCTCAATAAAGTGGTGTAATCCTACCGCTATTTTGTTATTTGCTGTTTCCGTCCATACATCTAAAGCGATCGTGTACGTATCACCTGGCTGGAAATCATTTCGAAAACTAGCTGGCATTTCTTGAGGCATTCCAAGCCACCTTTTAGCTTGACCGAATTGACCATTTTTGTTAATAACAGCAACTACAGGATACCCAAACTTTTTGTCATCAACGTGCATATGATAACCCTTTGTAGGATCTGTTGTTCCAGCGTTATAACCTGTTGCCCAATTACCAGCGCGCAAATTACCGTTTAGGTTCTTATCCCATTGCAGATCGTTATCGGCCCAATAGTGTGTGAAATCTCCGTTACGTGCATAGTTACGATCACCAGCATCATTAATGATAGATTCCGTTTTTTCAATACGTTCTTTTACACCCTCAAAACTTTGCTCCAACTCATAAGTCGATTTTGTAAAACCTGTAGGAACGGAACCTTTTTCTAGTTTAGGTTTCTTGAAACGAAATTTCTTACCCTTTGAATTTTCGTTTCTTTCAAATCGTAATCGCAATCCCCATCCAGTTGCCCGCGCATCAATCTTAAATGTAAATGATCTCCTAGACCAATTAGCGACAGGAAATCTATTGTACAAGTTTTCTGCCCAAACTCCATTAATAAATTGGAATACAATTAAATCAATAAGAGCATCATTTTGCATATCGATACTAAATGTCATATCTTTCTCTTTTTCGTAGTCACCCATCTTAGTATTATCTAGATGGAATTGATAGAAAGAGTCGGTATGATCTGTACATTCTACGATCATGTAATCCTCAGTGAACGATTGAGCAGCTTTGTTGACTAGTGCGCCTCCAGACATTCCAATTGTTTGTGGCTTTTGATTTCGCCCAGTATTGATTAGCCAGTTTTCAACGCCCACTGTACGAGATTCAACCTGCTCCAATTTTTTAGAGATTCTCCCAGCCTCTTCTTTGATCTCGGTTGTTATCTTGGTGAAAACATTACCATCTGCAATATCTTCAGGAGCAGGTCGCCACGAATAATCTTTACTGCCTATAGTCAATTGTGGTGAACTCTGCTGATACCAACAACCAGCAGGAGGGTTTGCATCAGGTTCTATACGTAAATGACTCTCGTTATCTGTTCCCGGTAACGACATCATACTTGCTGTCACTGTGAACGAAACGCTTACCCTTTGCCATTGATTAGTAGATTTATTTGGACGGATTCCGGTAGCACCTGGTGCAAAATAGAAAGTGTGTTGTAATTCTTGGCCATCCGGTAAACCTTTTACTCGAGTATAAATTGAATAGGTTACTTTATCTCCTACTTTGACAACTCCCCGATTCACCAAATCTTTGAAGTTATAAGCTAAAGCAGTCCATGATGATTGGGTTTCAACAACTGCATTACCTTGAAAAACATCTTTCGAAATTTTAACTTTATCGGCTGATTTAAACCACCAACGATTGTCTGCTTGCGCAAAGTTCAAAGCACCATCAAAAGATTTAGAACCGATTAATAAGTTTCTTACATCGTCATTAATGTTTGCTACACTTTCTTTAACTTGTGAAATAACTTTCGTATTTCCGTCCACATCACTTTCTAAGGTGTTGATTTTATTTGTAGTCTCACTACTATTTTTCGTTAATGTTTCAATAGACAGTTTAAATTTCTCAGAATCCTGTTCAACCTGGGTTACTTTTTTATCAATTTCACCTTGATCTCTTTGTACGTCAGAAATAGTTCTCGTAACTTTTTGAAGACTTTCTGTTACTGTATTAAATTGGCCAGTGGTTTCTTGTTGCGCTTCTTCCACTTTCTTATTTAATTCTTCTTTTGCGAGTTTAATATCCTTATTAACCTGCTCCAGTGTATCTTTTTTAATTGATTCCACATCAGGAATAAGGAGTTCCCAACCTTTACCGTTCCACACTTTTAAAACACCAGGTTTACCGTTACTAATATCTCGCCATATCGTCTTACCAATTTTAAGATTCGTTGTTGGTGGATTCACAGCCTCGATGATTTCTACTGTATTATTCTTCAAGTTTTCTTGAACTTTCTCTGCTAACTCTTTCGCTGCTTTCGACTCTTTCTGTGCTTCATTTACTTTTTTATCAGTATCTTGTACAAGTTCTTCTAATCTATCTAACAATTCTTTATTTGCTTTATTTCCTAAAGTAGCGCGAATCCTATTGTACATTTTTCTTAACTCTTCGTTCGCATCAGTAATTTCACGATAATCGCCAAACACGTATTGATCTTGTGAAGGATCAGTATGTGATTCATCACCAACGATTGCCCTTGCTTCAAGGTATAACTTAGGTGTGAATCCTGTATCTTTGATTCGGATTGTANCACTTTCTTATATAATTCTTCTTTTGTAAGTTGAATATCCTTATTAACCTGCTCTAGTGTATCTTTTTTAATTGATTCCACATCAGGAATAAGAAGCTCCCAACCTTTACCGTTCCACACTTTTAGAACACCAGGTTTACCGTTACTAATATCTCGCCATATCGTCTTACCAATTTTAAGATTCGTTGTTGGTGGATTCACAGCCTCGATGATTTCTACTGTATTATTCTTCAAGTTTTCTTGAACTTTCTCTGCTAACTCTTTCGCTGCTTTCGACTCTTTCTGTGCTTCATTTACTTTTTTATCAGTATCTTGTACAAGTTCTTCTAATCTATCTAACAATTCTTTATTTGCTTTATTTCCTAAAGTAGCGCGAATCCTATTGTACATTTTTCTTAACTCTTCGTTCGCATCAGTAATTTCATGATAATCACCAAACACGTATTGATCTTGTGAAGGATCAGTATGTGATTCATCACCAACGATTGCCCTTGCTTCAAGGTATAACTTAGGTGTGAATCCTGTATCTTTGATTCGGATTGTATCGCCCTCATTAATTAGTTCATGTGCTAGTCCGAAAATACGTCCAATCGATTGCGCTTCTACTTCGTATGAAACAGAAGATACACGTTTTGCTAGCTCTGTTTTCATAAGAGTCAGTAAACGTTCTGGTGTGATGTTTTCTTCTGTTTCCGGAGTATAGAAACCAAATTTATGCTTTCCATGTTCATTCCACCGTTGGAACGCATCATTATCAACAATGTAAGGAAGTCCGTTATTGATACTCTCAATTGTGATAAGTTTATCACCTTCATCTCGTACAAAACCGACAAGTGCTGTGCAAATATCTCTTGAGTGCTCAATACGTCTAACACCAACTAAATCTTTTCCTAGCACTACTTCTTTTCCAGTTTCTTGGCCACGTTTCCTTATCATATCTACATACCAGCCAGTGATTTGAGAACCTACTACTTCGACACGATATTGGATTTCTAACTCAAATAAAGTAGCGATTTTCTTTAAAAAAGCGAGCGGATCTATAAATTCATCAATAGTCATTGTATGGAATGAAGAATAATCGGTTTTTCCACGTTTCCACTTTGAATCCGCAAGAGCAATATCTATAAACGTATTAACTGTTTCACTCTCTATGTGTTGTGGTTTAATGAACCCATCCTTGGCTATTTGAACCCAAGCGCCAGAAGCATGTACAGTAATCGTTCTATCATTAGATTCTTTTTCTACTTCATTATTGATAACATATGGAACAATACGACCATCACGCACTTCCTTTAATACTAAGTTCTGTTGTTGTAATGCAACTGCATGTGAAGTTCCATCAAAAGTTTTAAATTCTAACGTATCAATGTTGTTTTTGATTTCCCAATGGCGTTTATCATCCCAATAGTCCTTTGATTGAATGACTGATATAATCTGATCTGTTTTGAAATCAACAACATGAAGTATCCCACTTGGTGTTCTCATCTAAATCGCTCCCTATATTTCACCTTTGCTGTTCCTATATCGGAAGGTATGATTTCCAGTGTATTAATACCTTTATTGATAACAGGAAAATTACTAAAAATATCTTTTATGTTAATAGCGTTTTTCCCCTCAATACTGACATGACTGCTTTCTGTATCAATCACGACTTTGTCACCAACATCGAATATATAAGGCGGTGTATTTTGATTATTTAAATTCACTTTCCAAAATTTCAAATCAGAAACTGACATCGCTTCTACTGGCGGAACATCTTGCCACTGCATGATACTAATCTGTATTTGAGCTGCTTTTTCCATATGTTTATTGTCTTTATCGGTCCATCTTGCAAAGCGTTCTGAATCATCTTTTTCTGTTCCAGGAAGAAATTTTGAAATATAAGCCTCCCAATCATTACCGGTTCTAGCGATCCACAACCTACCATAATACTGATTCCATGTATTCGGATAATCACCACTCTCATAAATCAAACCTATTTTTCCAGGCTTATTATCATATCCAATTACCATCGTTCCAAAATTTTGTTCAGCTTGCCAATAGAGGTCATTCATGGCAATTTTTGAAAGAACTTTGCTGTTTTCATCGAGTATCGCTATCTCAACTCGTCCCATTTCATTGATCTTTTTACTTTTACATGTAACGTGGGCTTGCATAATAAAATCTTGTACTGGCCCACCAGGGATACTCTTTTTAACAGATGCGCCATGCCATCCATTACTTGAACCATAGTCCGAACAATAGAATTGGTAACTATCTGTTTTCATTTCACCAACTGGATTACCATCTTCCATAGAACTAACCTTACTCCACCCTACAGTAGTGGACATATCATCCCATATAAGACGTTGATTTCTTTCTACAGGCAATTGTTCCATTTTTAATGGCACTCCAATACGGAAATAATCTGGTTCCTTTGAATATTTATCTTCAAACCATACATCTAAAAAAGTGTTTGGTTTTTTAATATCAATTTCAATAATCGGATTTGAATGCACAGAGCCTTTGTTTTTAACATTGGCAATTAACCCTCGACCATCATTTTCAAAATCAACCGTTTGCTCATTTCCTAACTTATACGGCATTGGACAAATAAATTTCAAAGTGCCTTGTCCGATATCTACAAATTTATCAATATCAAAATCTTCATCTATAACTGCCATATATGTTCTATCAGGCATTACATCAAAAATCAGTTCTGCTGGATTTTCAGTAATAAGCCACTCCGCTATTTCTTCTTTTAACGTTTCTAAATTCGTCCCATTTGGAACAATAATCCCCACAGGTACAGAAAGAGGACGGGTTTCGGTATCTGTACTTAATAACCTTGCGCCCGGATATCCGGGGGTTTTCAGAAAATTCCTCCTTAAAGGCGCCCATGTTGGAGGATTCCAGCCTCTTTCAATATAGATATAACTTTTTCGTTCTCCATTAAATTCAAAGGAACTCATCGTCTCTCTCCTTTTATACAAAATAAAAGAAACCCAAATCTAAAAGATTGAGTTTCTTGCTTGTGCTCTATTTTGATATTCGGTTACATACGGATGGCTCACACGCGCTATTTCCCTTCCTTCTAGTATGACAGGAATTTCTATATAAGTAGGTTCTGACTTTANCCCGGATATCCGGGGGTTTTCAGAAAATTCCTCCTTAAAGGCGCCCATGTTGGAGGATTCCACCCTCTTTCAATATGAATATAACTTTTTCGTTCTCCATTAAATTCAAAGGAACTCATCGTCTCTCTCCTTTTATACAAAAGAAAAGAAACCCAAATCTAAAAGATTGAGTTTCTTGCTTGTGCTCTATTTTGATATTCAGTTACATACGGATGGCTCACACGCGCTATTTCTCTTCCTTCTAGTATGACAGGAATTTCAATATAAGTAGGTTCTGATTTCATATAGGGTTGCTTATCAGGATTATCATTGTCAGGTCTATATTGAATGACATTAGGATTATCAGATAATACTTCTCTCCATCTAGAAAGGCTGCCTACATCATGAATAGAAAGTCCCTCAAATCGTTCCATTTGACGTCCAATTTCTCTTACCATATCACGCATATTTTCAGGGATATGTGTAATCCAATCATTTTGCCAATCTCCATCTACAAAGATTGCATTAAAATACTTTGTTAGTGGGTCATCACCTTGGAAACTAAATATTTCTTCTGGTTTTATAGAACGAATACTATCCATAGCTCCTGTTACTGTATCTTGCAATGCATCTCGCACAACAGAATATTGACTTTTAATACCTATCGCAATTCCTTGTGCCATACGAACACCAGAAAATCTCAACTTATTTGATTCACTATTTAATTTCAGTTCATTTACAAGAGCTGCGTTTGCCTTGGTACCCATTTCTCTACTTTCTTTTTCAGCCATGTGAGCTGATTTCTGAATACCTAGCGCAAATCCTTCACTAAACGGCTTACCACCTTGATCACGTGTTAATTTTGATGGAGAGTTTACATTAAGTGTAGCTTTCAATGCATCAAATGCACCTCGTGCCAAACTAGCTGCTACATTTTGTACATTCCATTCACCATTAGATATACCTTTAGCAAACCCACTAGCAAAAGCTTCTCCAGGACTAAGAGAGCTGACACTCCCTAATCCATCTTTACCACCTTGAGCAACACTTGTTCCGCTTGCAACAGCGGCTCCACGTTTTGCTCCCATATCACTTGCGAATTTATTACCAGCCTTATCACCACCGCCACCATCGGTTGCACTTCCTAACATGCCCTCTACACCTAATTTAACATTACTAGCTGCTCCGACTACATTCCCTTTATTCCCGTTAATTAGTCGTTGCATAAGAAGAGTAGAAGATGCGCCACCATTTCCATCTGTGGTTGATCCTAAAGTATTTTCTACACTTTGTTTAACACCTACGGCCGCTCCATTGACATTGCCTTTATTATTATTAATATTATTAAACATCATAGAAGTCGCGTTATTACCGCCATTATTATCAGTTGTACTTCCTAATTGCTGTTCAACGCCTAGTTTAATATTAAAAGCTTCACCTATAATATTTGGCTTATATTGAGCCATAATTCGATTCATTAATGTAGTAGAAGCTGCTCCACCATTTCCGTCTGTGGTTGATCCCAGTGTTTGTTCTACACCTTGCTTAACTTCCTCTGCGGCTTGAACAGGTTGTCCTCCATTTTGACGAATTCCATCTGCGGTACTTTGCGGAATAGCTGCCCCTTGCTGAGTTGTATCAATGTTTGTTTTTTGTACAACCATTTGTCTTATAACTTCGAGTGCCTGATCTATATTAAACTTCCCATTGTGTAAGCCTTGAACAAGAGACGCAATTGTCACTTCTCCATTCGGCCCTAAGTTGTACTTAGTCTTATCTTCAATATTAACTCCCAAAGTATTGAGAACGTCTTGTACATTAATAAACCCTGTTTCCATACCAGTTTTTAACGTAGCCATTATACGAGTGCCGTCTTTTGCTAAATCTGCTGCTGTTAATTTAGATAACTGTTGTTGAAAAAAAATAAACACAGCGTCAATACCTACTGTGCCCTCGTGTAATCCATTTACAAATTGTGTAGTTTTCATTTTTCCGAGTGGTCCTAAATCTATATCGAGATTTTTCTTTAAATCTAAGTTTAACTTAGATGCGACCTCCCCGATATTCATCTGTTTAAAACCATCGGTAAATGAAGTCATGACTTTAATACCTTCTGGTGTCAATGGTTTATTACCCATTTCTGACCGCATAGTGTTTATGATTGCAATCGCTACATCTTGGACCTTGTACTTACCAGATTTAATTCCATCAACGAACTCTTCTACTGCAACCCAACCTTGCTCTCCTAAATCAATTGTTTTACTTCCATCTTCAAATGTCTTTGCAATGTCATTTGCAACTTCAATAGATTTTTCACGAGTTGACTGGAAAAGGTTATCATAAACAATATTAGAATTTGAAATTAATGACTCTCCATATGTTTTTACTTCATCAGCACTTTTCTTTCTCAGATCAGCTTCTTTTGAAGATCTATCTTGAAGTCTCTTGAATAGATTCTCATTTGTACTTTCAATTATTTCGGAATTCTTAACATACTCTCCGAATCCTCGACCTTGAATTTTAATTTTCTCATTTTCAGCCTTCGTGATACCCGTTGTTAAATCCATCTCAACGCCTTTGGATTTTAACACTTCTTGAGCTTGTTGAAGCTGTTGTCTATACCCTTCTGTTATAAGGACGGACTGTTCAGAGTATTTTTTATTGATTTGAGCAATTGTTGCCTTTTGGTTTTCAGAATCTGTAATATGACTCTTTGCGAATTCTATTTCTTTTTTTCTTGCTTTATCTAAGTCATTTGTAAGTTTCGTATACTCTGAACCTAACTCCTTTACTTTACCTTGGATTGTATCAACAGAAGTGTTCTTATTGAAATTATCCATCGCCTTACCAATCTTTTGTATCTCATTTACACTCTTAGCTGCTGACTTCCCTACCTCGGCGTCAATTGATTGTAAAGCGGTTAAAAACACCTTTTTATCTGATTCTGTCATCTTATAGATTTGCCCATTATATTGCGTTAAAAGACTTTGTATTTTTTCATTCGCTTTAATAACGGCTTCCTCTTGTGCTTTATACACTTCCATTTGATCATTCAAAATTTTGTCCTTTGCACGTAGGACTGCTGAATCAGATTCTCCGGCAAACCAACTTTCTAAATGCGCTTGGAATTTCCCTTTATCTTTATTTATTGCTTGAATCGCTTCATCTGCTAACTTACCAAATTCGTCATGTGCTCGTTGTACAGCCTCTTTAGCCTTTTCACCTGTCATTGTTGGTATTTCATCTAATGTTTTANTTCTTTAAATCTAAGTTTAACTTAGATGCGACCTCCCCGATATTCATCTGTTTAAAACCATCGGTAAATGAAGTCATGACTTTAATACCTTCTGGTGTCAATGGTTTATTACCCATTTCTGACCGCATAGTGTTTATGATTGCAATCGCTACATCTTGGACTTTGTACTTACCAGATTTAATTCCATCAACAAATTCTTCTACTGCAACCCAACCTTGCTCTCCTAAATCAATCGTTTTACTTCCATCTTCAAATGTTTTTGCGATGTCATTTGCAACTTCAATAGATTTTTCACGAGTTGACTGGAAAAGATTATCATAAACAATATTAGAATTTGCAATTAATGACTCTCCATATGTTTTTACTTCATCAGCACTTTTCTTTCTCAGATCAGCTTCTTTTGAAGCTCTATCTTGAAGTCGCTTGAATAGATTCTCATTTGTGCTTTCAATTATTTCGGAATTCTTAACGTACTCTCCGAATCCTCGACCCTGAATTTTAATTTTTTCAGTTTCAGCCTTCGTAATACCTGTTGTTAAATCCATCTCAACACCTTTGGATTCTAACACTTTTTGCGCTTGTTGAAGTTGTTGCTCATACCCTTTTGTTATCAATACAGATTGCTCAGAGTATTTTTTGTTAATTTGAGCTATCGCAATTTCTTGCCCTTTAGTATCAGCTATTTTGCTTTTCGCAAACTCTATTTCTTTTTGTCTTGCTTTATCTAATTCATTTGTTAATTTCGTATACTCTGAACCTAGCTCTTTTACTTTACCTTGAATTGTCTCAACAGAAGTATTTTTGTTGAAATTATCCATTGCTTTACCTATTTTTTGAATCTCATCCACACTTTTTGAAGCTGCTTTTCCAACCTCTGCATCAATAGCTTTTAAAGCTGTAAGAAATACCGACTTATCGGCCGCAGTCATCTTATATATTTGTCCATTATATTGTGTAAGTAAGCTCTGAATTTTCTCATTTGCCTTAATAACTGCTTCTTCTTGTGCCTTAAATACTTCCATTTGATCGTTAACAATTTTATCTTTTGCCCTTAATACTGCGGAATCAGTTTCTCCAGCAAACCAACTATCTAAATGAGCTTGTAACTTGCCTCTATCTTTATTAATCGCTTGGATTGCCTCGTCTGCTAACTTACCAAATTCGTCATGTGCTCGTTGTACAGCCTCTTTAGCCTTATCACCTGTCATTGTTGGTATTTCATCTAATGTTTTAAAAGCCTGTTCTTTTAAATTCACATACCCTTCAAGAGCTTTTTTCGTACCTTCACTTACACCATCACCAAAGCGCCTACTGTCCTCCTCTGCTTTTTGTGCCTTTTTCCCAGCATCTACGAAAGCAAAACCTAATGCACCAAGTCCAATTACAACTCCACCAATTGTTGCGACAATTGGATTTGCTATAATTGCACCAATACCAAAAGAAAGGAACCCAAGTGCACTAACTACCCCCATAACTGCCGGGGCTAGTAATAATGCTGTCCCATATACTTTTTTAGAGCTATCATCTAATCCGTTGAACCAATCAGCGACACCCTTCACAGATTCTTTCAATTCAGGAATCGCTTGTTTAGCGATATCTAAAATCACCTTACCAAGTGGTTCTAGAGCAATTTGTAGTTCTCTTGTTACAGATTTCCATTGCTTAGCGCTTGTATCGTAACCATCGACCATTTTGTTCATTGCGCCACTGTAGTTTCCAAGACCTGTTTCCATATTATTTAGTGATAACATAGTAGTAGCTTCAAGGTCTTCCCATTTCACGCCGAAAAGTGCAACGCCTAACTGATTCACTTTAATTTGATCATCCGTTGTTCGTAATTCATTTAAAACAGCATTAAAAACATCTTTGGAAGTCGCTTTTCCTTCTAGCATCGCTTTCCAAACTTTTTGCGTTTCTTTACTCATTTGACCCATTGCTTCTGTTGTGGACTTACTACCATCTTTTACACGGATACCAAATTCTTTTACAACGTCATTCACATAATCCAAGTTATATGCGCCATTTTTCGAACCATTAATGAGAATTGTGAACATTCCATCTGCACTAAACCCCATTTCATGGAACAAAGGACCATACTCACTTAAATTATCAAATAGCTCATTTGAGTAGTTTAAACCCTTTACAGAACCTTGTGCTAATAAATCAAATGCTTGTTGGCCAGATAAACCAAAGCGTCCCATTAATTGGGCTGCACCACGAGTTACCTCGTTTACATCTGATTCCATTGTTTCTGCTAAGATTTCACTATCACGAGTTACTTGTTTTAAAGTATCATCATCATTAATATCCTTAATATTGCGCTTTACTTTAACTAAAGAATCACTGACACTAGCTAAATCTTCCCCATAGCCTTCGCGCCATACTTCTTTGGCTACAGCACTAACCTTTAAACTTTCTTCCCTTGTTAATCCTAAACCAGATTGTACCTTCTTGTTCGCTTCTTCAAATTGACTTGCATTTACAACTAAAGCTCCAACTCCAGCCGCCACGCCAACTGCTGCTGCACCAAACCCCTGGCTCACTTTCGTACCAGTTTCTTGCATACTGTTTCCAACTTCGTTCATACGCTCGCGTAATCTTCCAGAAACATTACCCAATCGCTCTATTCTTTCTTCTGTATCACCTAGCTCATTACGATATCGATGTAAAGCTGCTGAAGCATTATTAAATGCTGTATCATTTCTAGAAACTTGAGCTGTTAATCTTTGTAAAGCTTGTGTGCCTTGTTTGTATTCTTGCTGTAATTGATTATATTGAGCTTGCAAATCTTTTGTTTCTTGAGCATTTTTCCCGTATGCCTGAGTACTTTGNAAATCAAATGCTTGTTGGCCAGATAAACCAAAGCGTCCCATTAATTGGGCTGCACCACGAGTTACCTCGTTTACATCTGATTCCATTGTTTCTGCTAAGAGTTCACTATCACGAGTTACTTGTTTTAAAGTATCATCATCATTAATATCCTTAATATTGCGCTTTACTTTAACTAAAGAATCACTGACACTAGCTAAATCTTCCCCATAGCCTTCGCGCCATACTTCTTTGGCTACAGCACTAACCTTTAAACTTTCTTCCCTTGTTAATCCTAAACCAGATTGTACCTTCTTGTTCGCTTCTTCAAATTGACTTGCATTTACGACTAAAGCTCCAACTCCAGCCGCCACGCCAACTGCTGCTGCGCCAAACCCTTGGCTCACTTTCGTACCTGTTTCTTGCATTGTGTTTCCAACTTCGTTCATACGCTCGCGTAATCTTCCAGAAACGTTACCCAATCGCTCTATTCTTTCTTCCGTATCACCTAGCTCATTACGATAACGATGTAAGGCTGCTGAAGCATTATTAAATGCTGTATCATTTCTAGAAACTTGAGCGGTTAATCTTTGTAAAGCTTGTGTGCCTTGTTTGTATTCTTGCTGTAATTGATTATATTGAGCTTGCAAATCTTTTGTTTCTTGAGCATTTTTCCCGTATGCCTGAGTACTTTGTTGTATCTCTTGTTCTAATTGTTGCATAGATGTAGCCAATTGCTCACATTTTTGACGCATTTCTTGTTGTTTTTGTTGTGAAGTTCTCAAAGCTTGCTCATAATGCTTCATTTTTTGCGTCTGAGCTTCTATTTTTTGATTTAAATGGTTTGCCTTATTCTCCAGTTGATCCATCTCTGAACCAACTCCACGTAACTGCTCAGACGTGTTACGAAATTCAGCATCTATTCTTTTCAGACTTCTATTAATGCCTGCAATCCCATTTTCGAATTGATCTGTATCCAAACGGACACGACCACCAATTGTATTATCTCCTAGTGCCATTCAAATTCTCACCTACCTTTACAACCACATTGGTACTTTATCTGCTGTTGTCACTCGATTTGCTTTTTGTTTTCTCGCTAAACAGGTAAAGTAAAACGCAATATCCATTTCATTGATTTGATTTTGTGTCATACCTGCATCCATCAATATGTTATAAATATCAATTACAGCGTCGCTATATTTGATTTTTCCTCCGTCGGTTTCATTTCTAGTTGTGCCATTAACTTTTTTTTCGCATCTTCTACCGTTTCCATTACCTTAATCGCATCATTTAAGCGTCCCATAATTGTTAAACAAACAGAATGAATTGTAAGACTTAAAAACCATACATGAGTGCCATCCACAAATTCCTGTGCTGTAAATTGATTTCCGTACACACTGGCAACAAAATTAGCAGCTCTTTCAATTGTTTCTTTTGGTACTAAGTCCGCTTGTAATTCATCAGCTAATGTTGAAGCTTCAAAAGTAGCTGAACCTGGGATAAATTGTGGTAAATAAAAATCTTTTTTACCTTCTGTATTTTGTAATGTGATTTTCATCATCTGTTTCCTCCTTAATAAAAATAAGGATGGCATTTCGCCATCCCTTTTCTTAATTACTTCCCACTTGGTGGGGCTGTTTCTATTGGTGGAGCTGGTACTTCTTTAAACCACTTTGCCGCAACTGCTGCATCGTGTCCTTCTTCCTCTTCATCTAATCGATGTCTCCAATTACCGTCCGAACGTTGAATTGCCTTACCTTTAATTTTTGCGCTTTGGAATGTTGGTTTATCTTCTGCTGTTTTATGTTCATCACTTGGAAGCTCAAACTTCATTTTGTAATAACATACATATAGGTTTTTTCCGTTGTCGTATGGTAAACGATATAGCAATGCTACATAAGGAGGAACATCACTTGTATTATCTACAACTTGACCTTTTACAACCTTTTTACCTAACAATTCGGCATAAACGGATAAAGGTAATGTATCAACTTCTAATTCAATTTCTGTACCGCCAAATGCACTAGCTGTTGCTGCTGGTCCACCTTCAGCATAAAAAGTTACTGATTCCGCTTTAGGTGACGCTTTACCACTAACTGTTTTACCGATTCGTTTTGGTGTAGAATAATTAAATTTACCATCTGATGTTTCAGTTAAAACCGCATAATGTAAATCTCTAAAATCTATTGTCATTGCCATATTTCATTTTCCTCCTTAATTAATAATTTCCGTTACAAAACGAAAACCATATCGATAAATTTTTGTATCCATTTCATAATCTGGATAAGTGCTTAAACGCTGAAAAGACAGCTTTTTCATAGCTGCCTGAACTGCACTTTTTAATTGCGTTTTGATTGGTGCCATTGACCATATATCAACCTGATACATAACGTTAGTGGTTTTTTCCTCATTCTCCGCATATAGCCCAGGAGAACTATTTAACTCTGAAAATGTAAGCCATATATCTGTTTTGTCATTTCCTTTGACAAATTGATATATAAATTCTCCACCTAACTCAGATTTAATAACTACATCTGTACGTAAAACATCAAATATTTCCTTATTAAAATTTCTCATCGGCCTGTCACTCTACGCATAAATTCTCTTTCCATAACTCTCAAGACCTCTTTTTCACTTTGGATTAAAGTCTTTTCTGCAAAACCTTTATGTGGAGGATTTGGATTTTTACTAGTCCCCCAGTTTTGAAACTTCATATAAAAGTGAGGAGAGCGATCCGCTTTATCCCATCCAACTTCAATGAAATAAGAACCACCTTTTTTTACAACCTTTCCTTCTTCAATAGCGTTCTTCGCGTGTTTACCATCCCACCACGGTTGTTTTAGTGTTGGTTTATTAGGTTCGGGGCCAACTGGAGAATTAAATTCCAACTTCTCTTCAAATACCCTTGCACCAGCTTTTAATGATTCTTTTGTAATTTTTGGGACATCCTGTCCTAAATTTTCTAATTCACGAATCCATTCTTCTATACCGAAGACCTCTAATTCTGCCAATTAGATCGCTCCTCACAGATTAAACACATATCTTTGTGTTTTTCATCAATATCAATCACTGATTTAATTTGAAAAAGCTTCCCTTTATATTTCACACGCATATCAGAATGAACACCTTTTCTGTACGGAATTGTAAAATTTATTAACTTAATAACAAATTCTGCATTTCCCTTAAAAACTTCAGAATTAAACCCTGAACCTACGGGAGTTTCAGCCTTCGCCCACGCTTTAGAAAAGACTTCCCAGCCTGCTGGTAGCGCGTTTCCCTCATCGTCTTTCCTTTCAGTTTTATGTTCAATCATAATTCTTTTATCTCTTTTTCCTGGATTCATGCTGTTTCCTCACTTAATTGAAGTTGCAATACCATACTCTTAATGGTATATCGTACTTTTTCATCTACTTGACCAGAAAAATCACGATTTTCATACCAATTTGTGATTAAAACTAATGCGATTTTTTGCGCTTGTTTTCGGTTATCCTCAGTAGCATTGTAATGCTTACCTACAGATCCTTTTACATATATCTCGGCATTATCAATTAAAAGCTCTAAGATATCATCCTCTTCTATATCCTCTTCTTCTAATCTCAGCCATTTTTTTGCCAAATTTAAATCTATTAACATGAAACCCCTCCTAAAAAAGAGGGGATATCCCCTCTTATGCTTGTGTTTGTTCTGCTAATGTAAGCTCTCCCACTACTAACGCTTTTTTATCAACTGGTTTAACATCTAAGCGCTCTCTAACTTTCATACCAACTAAATCTTTCCCCCATAAATCTAATGCTTGCTCAGAGAATTCAATAAATAATGCTTCTCTATCAAAAACAGTTATCGCTTCTTTTAAATCACCAAAATACATTGGTACTTTCTTTGTTTTACTATCTGTTTTTAGCGTCTTATTACTTAATACAACAATTGGATACTTGCCAAATAACAGTTTCTTCGTCGCCATTGTTGGATCTGGTTGTAAAATGTACTTACCATCTGAATCTTTCAGTTTATCTAAATAATTAAAAGCATCTTGATTCATGATGGCAATTGCCGTTGTTTCAAACGCAGTATCCAATTTAACATTGAAAATGTCCTTTAAATCATCTACCTTACTAACCGGAACCTTTGTTGTACCGAAATTATCATTTATTGCTTTTAATATCAGAGCATTACGAGTTGCTTTTGATTTTTTTCCTGTCCATTTCCTAACATATCCTTGAATATTTTCTGCTGTATCTGCGAGTAATTCTTTAGAGAATTTTAAAATTCCACCTTTTTTCTTTACAGCAAATTGAATATCTTCAAATTTTGGTGATTCCATTTCTGGAAAGTCTGCCGCTTCATCAATATTATCGAAAGGAATGTAGTCCGCTTCTACTTCAATAACACGAGAACCAGTAAGAGTAGATACAGATTCTACATTTACATAATTCTCAAGTGCATCTGGAGCACTACGACGTAATTCCTTGATAGCTGTTCGAATATCCTTTGGTACTGTTAAACCACCATCGGATGGAACACCTTCTGTCATTGTAGTTGCATTTAATACTTCCTTTTCGTCATCTGTAAGTTTATGTTTCCCTACAGCCGCTTTCATTGCATTAACAAATGCATCAGCAGGTTTTACTGTATTATTTTGTGGTTGTGGAATAGGGTCTGTTGGAATATTGTTTTTTTCATCTTCATAAAGAGCAGATGCAATATCAAATTCCTTCTGCAAATCCTTAATTTCATTTGTAAGTTGCTCTGCTTCCTCAAGCTTTTTTTGAGCCAATAACTCTCTTGCTGCTGCTTTTTTGTTCTGAATCTTATTCAATAACTCTCTTAATTCTTTTGGCATCTTTCTTCCTCCTTAAAATTGAGCAATAAAAAAAGAGTTAGATTAAATCTATCTCTCTCATCAAATTATTAATTTTTTCTTCTTCACTTTTTTGCATCGGTTCTCTTCTTGGCTCTTTAAATGCCTTTGGGGTATTCCTGTATTCCTTAAACAGATTACTTGTACATGCAACCGCAGTATTTTCTTCTGCCACTTCAACGTTAAAATATTCACTTGCTTTAAGACCGTTTAGCCACGTCTCATTTTGCACCATTTCTCTTATTACTTCGATGTCTACGCCCTCTTTTAGATTATCCTTATAAACATTGATGATCCCTTCCTCTATTGCATCTAAGTCATCGGCCATCTTTCTAAAATCATTGGCATTTCCATATATACCATTCCACGGTTTATGAATCATTAAGTATGCATTAGAAGGAATGATCAACTTATCCCCGGCAAATGCAATTACAGAAGCGATTGAACCTCCAAGCCCATCAATATGAACCGTTTTATGCCCCTCGTGACGTTTAATCATATTATAAATAGCCATTCCTGCAAAAACAGAGCCTCCACCGCTATTTATATAGATGTTTAAGTCTTTCCCTTTTACACTATCAAGGATATTTCTTACATTCTCAGGATATTGGTCCTCATCATCCCAAGCACCCCACCAAGAAGAAACGATATCACCATAAAAATAAAGAGAAGCAGTATCTTCAGCTTGATTTTTAATCTGTAGCCAATCCACTTCCATCACCTCCTCGTATGATAAAGTTAGGTTTTTTAGGAAAGGGATTTACCTATAAACCCGTGAGTATCTAGTTATATGAGATACTTATATTTGTAGATAGAGTGTTGCCGACCACCTCCTTGAATCTTTGTATTCGGTTGAAAGAATGGTACCTCTGTCTAATAAGTAGTTTACGAATGAGTTGGATGTTGATGACCATTGGTCATTCTTCGTATCTCTTACGAGGTAGTAGCGCTTNGCAAGGAAAGCACTACTATGTTTGTATAGGGGCGGTAGCTAGAAAGCTGTGTTACATTATCTATGCCATTCTTAAAAGCAATAAGCCTTATGAAGTACCACCTCACACAACAGAAACATGACCTTTTCATTTTTTTTGAAAATCCTTAGGTTTATTTGGCACGCCCTTTTTTAGAAAAACACCCCCTATTTATATAAAAAACTCCCCTTGACTTCTCATAGTTGGTCTTTCTCAACTGATACTAATGGAACATAGTTTCCATTACACATTAATGAATCCCCGCCATCTTTACGCGGCAAATCTACAAATTCTCTTGCCTCATTTGGAGTATAAATAGCATTGTTTACACCCTTTGATAGGCCTTCCATCTGTATTGCGAAATCAGCACGTAAAATACCATTCACATTAAATTTAAAGCAATATCCATTTTGAAATTCATCACTAAGAAGAAGCTTATAACTCATTTCTTCCTCGTAATTTTTCAAAATATATAAAAGGGTATCTACGTAAAAAGAACGCTGTTGCGTTTCAACATTTGCATAGTTACCCTTATCATAATTATTTACTTGTGCAGGTTTAATACCAAATGCCCCAGCAACCTGTAGTGCTGTATATTTGTTAATCTCTAAGAATTGAGCATCTGCCATGTTCACATTTAATGGAGTGAGTTGAAAACCTAATGGTAGCGGGACAATTCTTCCTGCATTTTTCAAACCATTACTAAATTCTTCAATTTTTGCTACCATTTTCTTTGCTTTGTCATGATCCAAATCACCAGTATACTGGACAACTGCCTTTCCCATTAAACCATTTGAAAAATAGTTATTGAGATATAAAGCTCCACTTTGTATGTTCTCAATTGATACCTTCAATATGTCTTTTACTGCTAAACCAGATATACCATCTAAAGATAATGAAGTTTTAAAATGCATAACCTGATCATATCGAAACCTATATTGTTTACCAGATTTATTATCTCCCCATATATACCAAATCGCATTTTCCCTTTGGAATATACCTGCATTATCAATCCAAATCTGTACGTGTTCGCTAGGAAGAATCCACAAATCTTTTACTTTATCCCTCTCCGTATTAACATAGACATACGCATTCCCATAATGATTTTTATTTGCTTCTACTGTAGACCAAAATGTACTTGAAGTCATATATGGATTAGGCCGCATTTTTAAAAGTGTATACAAATTATGATCTGTTGCTTTTTCAAGACCGTTATTTGTATCTCTATATAATTTTAAAGGTAATTTCCCAATACTTTCAGATAAAAGCCTTAAACAGGTAAAATATGTGATTTCACTTAATTTATTTTTATTTACACTACCTATATCAATACCTAACATCTTTAAAAACTCGTCCGAATCAAGTGATACTGAGTTTTGAACCTTCTTAGGTTTTAATTTATTGAGCCATTCCCACATTCACTCACCTCCTTTACCAACCAAGTTTATCTAGATTTTCATCCGTAACATATTGGCTTAATTTCAATCCTACTTCTCCCTTCATTGCCATCTTATATGCATCAATAACCGCATCAATTGGATCAATTCTTTTCTCTTTTAAGTGTTTATCGATCTTGATTTCACCGAAACTATTGGATACTGTCTTTGCGTTGGCTATACTCCATGTTAACAATTTATTTTTACGATTATATTGAATGTTTTTAGCCTCAACCTCTAGTCTAAAATCGACTGTAGCATCATTTAAATTCTTTGCTGATTGGACAATCATGATGCTGTTATATCCAAGCTCTTCAAGATCATTCAAAAAGGCATCTGCATTGTGGGGATCGTATGCTATTATATTTACAATTAACTCGTACTCTTCTACAATTCTTTTTATATAAGCGATTATATATTTATAATCTGTTTTAATACCCCCTAATGTCTCTGTAACAGTTAATAACCCATCTCTAATCCAGATGTCATAAGGAGCTTTATCAGTCTCTATATGTTCTTTTACACGATTTTTAGGAATAAAACTATGAGAATGTACGAAATAATTTTTCACTTCTTCTTTTAAATATGGGAATACTGCCCCTAAACTCGTTAAATCACCACCGCTAGATAAATCCAGACCTAAATAACACTCTTTCCCTCTAAAATCCTCTAAATCTAAATCTGAAGCACATTTTTTCCAATGTTCCATGTTCATATATTGATTGTCTGTGAATTGTACCCAAATATTTAAGTGCTTTGTAAGGAAATTGCGAAGTTCACTTCCGCCCCTACGTTTTGCTGCACTTGCCATAGTTAAAAGTGTTTCTATTCCTTCTTGATCTCTTGCTACTAAAGGATTAGCTTTTATCCAATTACTTGAATCCCAAATATCATCATCTTTATCTAATTGAGCAATATATACAAACTGTTTATCGTCTTCATATACACCTTCAAGAAGTCTACAACAATCTTCATACAACTCGTAGCAAGGACTGTTTAAATCAAATCCTGCTGTTGTGATAACTGATATTAAGCATTCTTTTAATTTAGTTGTTCCACCCTCCAATAATTTATACATTTGATTTGTAGGGTGTTTATGGTATTCATCCACAATGCCAAGGTAAGCGCGAAATCCATCTATACTCTCCGTATCTCTTCCCAGAGCACGGACAACTCCATTTGTTACAAGTGCTTCAATGGTATTTTTATATTCTTTCACCTTGAAACACTCACTTAAATCTTCATCTGTTTCAATGAACTTAATCATTTCTTTGAGAACTATGTTTGCTTGATCCTGTTTTGTAGCTGTACAGTATACTTGCGCATAATTATAGCCATCAAAATTGCTATAATATGTCCCTAATACACCATTCATCATAGATTTACCATTTTGTCTGCCCACTTGAACATAACTACTTCTAAATCTACGATAACCCGTTTCTTTATGGACCCAACCATGTAATGATCCAAAAATAAATGCTTGGAATGATGCTAAAGTAAGTGGTTCTACTTCTTCTCCTTCACCTATCATTAAAGTTTCAGCATACTCAAGTAACCGATCTGCCTTTTCCTCATCAAAATAATAGACGAACGGCGCCAACTTACTTTTTTCCAAATCATCTAAGTGCCTTTGGCAAGCTAACTTAACGTACTTCCCTGCAATTTCTCGACCTTCTAATACATCAAGAGCATACTGTGTGACCCTATTCATACAACTTACCTACATAAACTTATTAAATTTATTTTGAGGTTTTTCATCGTTCTGTTTTGGAACTACTAATCTGCATCTTGATGTAATTGTTAAACCTAAATCGCTGGAAGCTTGTCTACATTGTTTAAAAAGTTTGTCTTGATTTATAAGTAAGTCTGAATACACGCCGTTAGATACGGTATACCTATTCTCAGATATGATGTTACCTTCCTGATCCTTTTTTACATCCACCACTTCTTCTAACGGACTAAGCTCAAGCATAGCATTTGTAATTTCTACATACATTTTCCTTGCTATTAAAAATCTTGCTAAAGCATCAACATCAAGATTGGACATGATTTCAATTCTGATTAGCTCATCGGATATTTTTTTAAAGTCTCTTCTCAAATCTTTTGGTAAATAAGAAGGCGCCCTAATCTTATCACTAGGCGCCTTGATTTCTTTTGATTTACGATTTGCAATTTCAGCTTTTGTTAAATGTTTTTTTCCTTTGAGTACAACTAAATCCACAGGTTCTCTCGGTCTAGCCATCCACCTTCCTCCTTTCGGAATTTTCATTTAGGGAGTTTTCGCGAAAAAAAAGACCACCCGGCGACTCGTCGCCCTCCTTGAAAAGTTTTTGATATCCCCCTACCCTATCAAACTTCTTAACTTCTTCTGTATATTGAACTTCTCTGTCCTAACGTCATACAGCTTATGGACTTTCTGGTGGCATTTCTCACACAATGAAATCAAATTACTTCTTACTAAAGCTAATCGATTATTTTCTTCTAAAGGAATAATATGATGTACTGTGTTCATTGGTTTAACCTTGTTCTCACTCCAACATAGTTGACACAACCCATTGTCTCTATCCTTTACCCTTGCTCTAGTTACTCGCCAAGGCTTTGAGTTATAGAACTTCTGGTTGTCCGTATCCGTTCGCTTCGCCTTGTAATCTCTGTGCCTTTGTTTCCTTCTTTCTTCAGTAACAACAGCACACTCCTCGCACATACCTTGTTCCATCGGTACTGTCTTACCACACTTACATATCTTCAGTAACATGATTACTATCCACAATCAATCCATTTATAATATGATCGATAAGGTTGTTGTAGTGGAAGTGTTTATATTCACTAAATTCGAGACTTGTTACACCTGACAATTCATGTTTACCTTTAACCACAGTGTACCTTACAAATACTGTTTCTATCTGACTAAAAACCTTCGTGGAATTGTTTGTAAGTACATCTATTGTTTCAAAGCCAATGTTGTTAATTACTACTTTCATCCTTATCTCACTCCTCTTAATCTCGATTTATCAATCACCCATGTCTTACCTATCTTCTTTGCAACAATCTTTCCTTCAGCGCATAAGTTCTTAACATGACCAGATGATACATTGAGAATAGATGCAGCTTCATTTACACCGATTACATTGTGTAAGAATGTATTCACCTCCTCACTCCTTATATTTGTTTTTATAAAACACACCAGCAATCTTCATGGTTACTAACGCTGGCCAAACAGGTGTGAAGATTCCAATGACTAAGAGCATTACTACAATAGTAATTGCTTCTTGTTTAGTATCACCCTCTTCTTCTTTTAACATCTTACGTAAAGCTGGTTGCATACCAAAAGAAACATATATCATACCTACAATTAAATAACCTAATAACCACAACATCATATATTCTTCCGCATTTTATCTGCCATATTGTTAGACACTACCTTCTGAGCAATAGATAGATAGCAAGACGTACATATCTTTCTTTCTTCACCATAACGAAGGTCTTTGATAATATGGATAGCTTTATCTTTATGACACCATTCGCATTCATAATGATCCTGTAACTCTTTCTCCTTAGCAAGTGCAATCTGAGATTTCCCAGACGGTTCAACCTTAGTAATAGCTTCAGCTATTTGCTTTCCATTTAGAAAGAGAGGAACTTCTATTTCAATCGAATCATTATTATTAGTAAACCTACCAATAACCTTTTCCAACTTCTCTAATGCGGCCACACATTCATTAGCAACTTCAGTTACTTCCTTCATTTGTTTTAACGCTTCAGATGTATTAGTTTCAGTATCTATATTAATCTTTAATTTATTATTAGCCATCTACAATTCCCTCCGCGGCTTTCTTTAATCGCTCTATCTTTTCTTGCGCATCTTTGGGAAGATCGTTCATTTTAGCGCTTAATTCCTTTTTTAAATGATCAATCGTGTTGATTACACCTTCAATTCTCATAGATAATTCGTTAATCACTTTTTGTTGATCTCGATTCACACTATCTAAATCATTAACTGTTTTTTCTAATTGATTGATTCTTTCCGCAAGATATTGATTATCCATCCCTCATCCTCCTCCAAAATAAAAAGCACCCGAATGGATGCTTTGTTATCATTTATTGATTTGCATTTTGATTACGGTATGTGAAGTTTTATTCTTCTTTCAGCTAACAACCACGACAGACACCATCGGAAAACTTATCAGGTTATCCTAATTCTGTCTACCTAGGATGTTGTTAGCTCAAAGAAGAGCAAAAGCTCTCCTTAATAATGGTATCATTCAATCGTTACCATCTGCTGGTTTCGGATTTAATTTGCTACCATTACGGAATCGTTTAAACAACATATAAATTATAAAGGAATCTTTATGAGTTGTGTTTTCCGCCACTTCTCACAATACAAATATATCACGTAAATTCCAAAACAACCGGCACATTTCCTGCCAAAAAGCGGTCACGACTCTGCCACTTATTTTTCCCTATCAATATCCTGACCTACTCTTTGCAACTGTTTTACCCAAATCAGTAGTTTTTGGCAACTACTTACTCCTCCTGTTTTTCCTCTAATGACTTACCCATATCTTGTATTGTGTGTAACTGACCCCTTCGCCAAACCCCTTGATATCATTGATTTTGTTTCACTTTCTCTTTTGAGTTACACAGTACGAAATTTATGAGTAACTGTATAGATTTAAAAAGAAAAGCAATGCTTAGATTTTAAATCTAGTCATTGCTTTATCCATTGCATCTTGGTTTACACCTATATAACGTAACGTGACCTTCTCTGACGAGTGATTGAATATCTCCATAAGTAATGCTATGTTTTTCGTTTGCATGTACATATGATACCCGTACGTCTTTCTCAGTGTATGTGTTCCTATTTCATCTAGCCCAAACTCTGCCGCTGCTCCNATTTTTGGTAAGAAAGATAATTGTTTAGTCATGTAAGACCACTCCTTTTTATTTTTAGATTACTTTTGTCTTATTGCTCCACGTCTTCGTTCATAACAAGGTCTATGCATGCCCATTAAATCTTCAATATCACGAGTGCTAAATTTCTCTTTTCGTTTTTTCTTCTTTTTCTTCTTTGCTTTATTTGTTTGCTTTTTCCATTCACGCAATTGATCTCTTAACCCCTTCATTTCCCCATCTCCCTTTTCAAAATAAAGAGGACACCTATTCCTAAAACAGCTTTAATTACTGCTTTAATGAATTGGTGTCCTCTAGTTTTCTAGCCGGACTATATTCTGTTTGCTTTACTTTAAAAGGATTATTTTATTAAGTTTTGATTGTCATATACATTTCCTATTACTTCGAATGACACTGCACTCATTCTCAAATCTTCATCCTCATCTCCATCTGGATCTTTGTAGTAAAACATAGCGTCCTTTTCGTGCCAATCAACTCTGTAGACTAAATCGTTATGACATTTGACAATATCACCTTCGTAAATTGCCTTGCCGTTCTTATCTTCTACGCCTGTATATTGACCAACTGTTTCAGCTTCAACTCGAACATCACCCTCTAATTGGCTTTGGACTATAAATGGAACTGACTCCCAAAGACCTAGCATGCCATCAAACATATAACCATCAACATAATAACCATAATGCCACTTCCCTCTTTCATCTCTTCCACGACATTTAATTTTTCTCATTTTCTTGTTCCTCCCCTGAATAAAACTCAATATTCCGTCAATACTGTAGACAACCCATTAAGTTACTTTCTCCTTGTTCCCCCTTGGAGATGAGCAGTTAGCTTTTGCTAGCTGCTCTTTTATGTTAGTGACGAATCAATTAGTAATGTTGTATTCTTACGCTCATTAAATTCTTTTGTTATTTCTTCAATCGTTAAATATCCTGCTACTGAAATTGACGATTCAATATATCTGTTTAATGCTTGCTCTCTTGTTATTTCTGTAGGTTCTCCCTCTTCTTCTATTTCCTTAATGCTTTCTCCAGCAACTTCTTCTACATAAACCTCGATAGCTTTATCTTCATCCTCTGCTGCAACCATTGCCCAATATCCATGTTTATCAAACTCAAAGTATTTCATATCAATTCCCCCTCTTTAATAGGCTTCATGCTCTTGATTATTTCTTTTACATGTTGCACTAACTCTTCACGATCCATTTTTGTGTAACCTTTTATTTTGTTATGTCTACAAACTGATTTAAGTTGTTTTAACGGCCACTTTTCTACTGGTGGAATACTAACGATTACAGTTTGGTCATTCATACCTATATCCATATCCATTCTCCTTTTCTACAAAATGAAATTTTTGTTCAGTTTTCTTTAACTTCAATTTCCTCTGCTACATCTTCTAGTACGCTAGCTAGATAATAAGCATCATCTACATAATCTGTATGGATCGTAAATGTATTAGCTTTTGTAACAATCGTTACTTTACCTTTTCTCATTCTTTCTTCATTAAATCCCGTTTCATTAACCGTAATTTCCATCTTTCATTCTCCTTTTCTACTAAAATGAAGTTTTTATTCGATTTCTGCACTTATACCATCTTCGCTTAGAAACTCACATAATATTTCTAAGTCTCCACTCGCTACAACCATTTCCCATGCTTCACCTTCAAATCCATACTCCTCTGAAAGAACATTTACAGCATGTTCAAAATTCGTAAAACTAAGTTCTCCGTAATTTATAACCAAACTTCGAACGTTATCCGGTTCTTCCGTTTGTTCCAGTTTTAGCTCATCGATAGTTATGTCTTTTTCAACTAGCACCTCTTCTTCGACATATCCATCACGAACGCGATCAGCTGCTTGTTCTAATGTTTCCGCTTCTACAATTCCCTCATACACCTTAGTTTCCGTATACGTTACAGTAAATGTTTTCATCATTCATTCTCCTTTTCTAATAAAATAGCGTTTTTGTTCAGTTTTTATCTTTTTCCAACTGTTCTTTCGCTCTATTAACTACCCACTTCAACTCCTGTTCATTTAGATTCTTACAATGAACATTATCTCTATAGTTATCTGTTATTTCCCCGCTTTGCATATCAAAAGACAACCAAATTGCAGCAATTTCTAATCCCATTTCATAGTAGCCTATGATTATTCACCTCTAACCAAATTACGATTTTATGAAAAAGCTTGCTTAATTCTGGCATCAATAAAATTCCGATCATTACCCCAGCAATAAGCTTCATAGCATTTAATTTCTTCTAATAAACACTCTAATTCCTCAACACGACCAATTACCTTATCAAGCAATTGCATCATATCTAATTCATTTGTTAACTCTTCTTGAAGTGCTTTCCATTTACTCCTTTGGCGAAAATGAATATTCCATGCTTGCTGCGGAGTAAATCCCATACCCATTAATTCCTTTACTATATCTGGTAGCTCGGATTCAAAACTGAAACTTGTTTTTTGCGGGATTTCTACACTATGCTTGCTTTCGAACTTAAAATTAAACTCAACACCCTTTACTTCCGCCACTTTCATCGGCTTACCATCTTTTTCGATGAAAAAAATAGCATCTTTAATATCTGTAAGTGTATGATCCATATTGTTTTATCCTTTCAAATAACGAATTTATTTGGTCTCTTCACATTTACAATCGTGTAACCACTCATCACACTTCCTGCATTCACACTCACAGTTTTCTAATTTCTCATCACATCTAGAGCAATAATCTATGACTTCATAAATCACTTGTTTCCCTCCTTACTAAGTTCCTTAATAGTCCGAATCATCCAAGCAAAACTGTTCGCTTCAACTACTATGCTCTTCCCTTGTACTAAACTAGCGTCACATATCAGGTGTAGTTTTTCGATTGTTGTCATTTCCTTTTGCTCAATTACTTTCTCCCAGCCCATTTTGTCTCCCCCTATCAAATAAAGATTTTGTTATATTTCACCTTCGTGCTTTTTTATAATGTTTAGAACTTCCTCTGCATACGGCTCGTCTTGATTAACCACATAATATTTAGGTTGTGGGTTACGCCCTTGTTTCTCCCTTTCGCACTCTATCTTTCGTGAAATCCCCTCTAAAATATCCCTTTCGTTCGCGGATGTCATTTTTAAAATATCATCGAATTTTAAAACTAAAAATTTCACTTATTGCCACCTCCTTTTCGATTAATTAAGAAATTTTGTTTAAACTAATGTTCCATCAATTAACAACGGAAGGTTTTCGCATTGATCAAACATTTTAATCCATTCTGAAATATCATCCCTACCCATTACATCTAAATACTTTGATAGTGCCTGTTCACGCGTGATCTCTACTGGTAAACCTTCTTCCTCTACTTCCTTGATGCTTTCCCCAGCTACAATTTCAACATATAGCTCGATTGCTTTTTCTTCCCCACCATCTTTAACTGCCATCAAAGCGTAATAATCATGTTTATCAAACTCAAAATATCTCATTATTATTTTCCCCTCTCGTTTAAAATAAGAATTTTGTTATAAATTAACGATTAACTACTTCGATATTAACTATCTGGCCAAATGTAGGATATTCCTTAATTTCTTTTAGCCATTCGCTGATTTTTGAATCTAACTTTTTCTGAAGTAGGTCTATTTCATCTTGGCTAGGTTTAGATAACCAGCTTTCTGAAACTTCTCCACATGCCTCATACGCATTTACAGTAACTTGATCAATAACATCTTCTGCACTAACATATGGCACATAATCACTTATCTGTCCGATTGAAAAGTTATCTCCATAAGGAACTCCATCATATTTTTCAAGTTCATTCATTTCTTCCTTCGCTGCCTCAATCGCCTCTTCTTTAGTAGCAAAGCGATCACTTGTCCAAATTTCATTGCCAGTAAGGTTGTACATCCATTCCATCTCTCATTCTCCCTTTCGTGTTAAAATAACTATTTTGTACTAATTGACTCCCAATCAAATGTTTCTAATATATTCAACAATCGTTCCACTTTTGGCGCCCGCCATGCCGTCATAGCGTATGTGTGGACCTTGCTTGTGTAATGATGTTTGTTTAACTCTATGTGCTTCTTAGCTTCCGCTTTAGTTAAGAACATCGTATTTTCAACAATGAATGCTTCTTCCTTTTCGTATACTAAATGGCAATCTTCATCGATGTTTTCTTTAATCCACTCAACTAGGTCGTATTCAGAAGCGTATTCTTGCAATTCTTTTAAGTCTTCAATCTGTTCTTCAGTAAGTTCATGTTCAATTTCATCGTTAATAATTTCTTTTACGTATTCATCGACAATTACAGCTTCACAATCGTTAACAAAGTATAATGATGTTCTTTCGTGGTACCCTTCTGCAGTTACAACCCATTTATAATCCATTAAAGTCCAAAAGCGTGGTGATGCTTGGCAATCGATTTCCTGTGTTTTTAATTCCTGCTGCAATTCCTTTAAAAATTGAATGTCCTTATTCATTTCCCGATTCCCCCAGTTTTTTTATTCCATCGTTTACACTTTTCAATTGCTCTTCGAACATTTTTATCATCGATCTTCTCATGCGTTCGGTATTAGTAGGATATAAAACGTGATCTTCTATATCCTCGATTTTATCTTCCAATCTCTTTTTCTCTTTATTTAACGTGTATAGAGCGTGATTGTATGCCATATCTATCCACCTTTTCGATTAAAATAATGCTTTGGTTAAAGCTTTATAGGATTGTTTCTTTTGATAGGTTTAGTCGAATATGTAATCTCAACTTCTCTTGAATACTCAATTTCAGAACCGCACATACTACAATCAATTTTGTCATTGTCTTGCGAACGCTCCCAGGCATCTACATCCTTCTCGCCACAATAAGGGCATGTTAAATGTTCTTCATATTCGACATCTTCTGGTTTAGACTGTAATTGTATTTCTCTAACACCGATCAAATTATTTTTTGGGTATTTTGCGCAAACGTGATAAACTTTACCATCTATCATAATGTTAGTGCTTATCGCCAAATCACAATCTACTACTTTTATAACTTCCGCTTCTTTATTCTCATCGAACCATAGTTCCATATCGTATTTAACGATTGTGTATGCCATCTCTAATTCCCCTTTTCGATTAAAATAACGCTTTTGTTTGATTCTCATCCGCCCATATTAGGATTGATGCATTCCCACATATAATTATCAAATTCAATCTCTACGTTCTTAATAATCTCGCCTTTATGAATCTCAACATCTTGGTTGAATTCCATCCCTTTCTCAAACGCATAAATTTTTATATCCACGTTGTACTCTTTAGACAAGGTTGCTAATGGTGCTGCATCTATGCCCCAAGCCGCCTTATAATCTTCCAGTACGCATATTTCTAATTTATCTTCATCATCTTCAAAATAATGTTGAATGTTACTCTCTATAAAATTCCGACGTGTTCCTTTAATATGAAAAGCATTTTCTGACTTGATGAAGATTTCATACTCATCTTCCTCTACGATCTTTTCCACAGGCGTTTGTTCAAAGAATCCGTTTGGAATAGGAGTTAGTGCTTCCAATAAAAACTTTCTAACATCCTCTTTTGCTCCTCTAACTTTAAAAGTACCTTCACACCAATTTGGCATATCTCTCATTCTCCTTTTCTAATAAAATTCAAATTTTGTCTTAATATCCGTTATCCTGGCGCTGGTGGTTCACTTCATTCTTTTTGTAATAACCTTGTTCAATTTCTTCAAATGTGAATCCTAATTTCTTACCTAACCCTAAAAACGAGTACAATAATTCTTCATAAAGCTCAATATCTTGAGTTGCACGAAATTCCGATATACCTTCATATACATTGTTAAATTGATTGACTAACGTACTTGCCGTATAGACGTTTGCATTATGTTCTAATAATTTCAGGCTATATTCATTAGGATTAAATCCGATGCCATTCCCTAGTGAAGCTATAAAATGAAATCCATCTACATACTCCATTAAAATAACTTCTTTTTCACTAGGTCCTTTATTGCTCCAATGCTTAAAGCATCTTGTTTCATTTGCAAGTTCTCCAATTTCCACCTGTAAAGCAAGGATCATATTGTAAAATAAATTTTGTCCTTCCAATCCATGCTCCTTAATGATTCTTGTATCTAATACCTTTTGCATTCCGAATATTTTAGTTAAGTTCATTTTGATTTCCCCTTCCTATTTAGCAAATTCCTAATCCTATCGGACGATTTGTTATTAATTCCTGATCAGCTTGGTCTATCACAAGGAGCGCAACCTCCGCTTGGTGCCTCCTTAACGCTTTTGCCATCTTTGGCAAGCTCATACCTTGTTTCCACATTTCACGAAAACGAATTACATCTCTTTCATCCCAAATAAAGTTAGCTTCCTCTAAAGCGATGTAAATTTTTAATCTTGATTCCTTCATCGCTTCATGATTACTTGCTACGCTCATAAGCGAACCTACTTTCTAAAAATGATTATTTTATCTTTTCAGTAAACTTAGTATCCACTCGATCCACTTTACCGTTAACCCATACTGCGACTTGCTCACCAAATCCACTGATTGGCGGGTTAACTGCCGTAACATTCCCGTCCTTGACTATATAAAGTTTGTTGCTGCTAACATCAATTTCTATTTTTTTCATATGTCCCTCTCCCTTTTACTACCGCATGTACTCGACAACATCAGGTTTGAATCCACTTCCTAAGTAAATCCTTACCGGAATTATTTCTTTTTTATCCCTTGCTGCCTTACACAATTCTTCAGCCGTATCCCAATTGAAAAACTTATCTACAGCCCTTTGAAATCTCCAAATTGCCATTACATATTGTTCAAAGATGTCATAACGATCATCTTGTTTAGTTGTGCGTGGTAATTCATCCGTACCCTTTGCATTTCTTGGAACTTGGACGCGTACATCAGCGTATGTATTGCGTCCAGTTCCTTTCTTAACATTGGCCTTCATTACATCGAACTGACAAATTTCCGGTTCTACATCGAAAATATTTAATTGTTTAGGCATTTACAATCCCACTCTTCTCAATAGCGCCCAGCAACTCACTTGCACCTTCCTTACTTAAAAACATCCGACCCTCTAGCAACTCTATGTTTGATTCAGAAACTTCACCCGTTACAAAGCATGACTTATCCTGTTTTTTTAAAACGATGTTTTCCCCTTCAACATGAAATCCTAATGCTGTACCTTCAACAATTCCTAAATTTCTGCGTAACTCTACTGGAATTACCACACGCCCTAGCTCGTCCACTTTTCTTGAAACACCTGTGTTTTTCATAACTTTCTCCCCCTTTTTAGCTAACTTTTTGTTGTTGATTCCGTTTCAACTCTTGTTTCATTGATTCAAATTTGATTAACCATGCTTGCCAACGCTTATCGTTTTCTTCTTGCTGCTGCTTTGCTACCTCACAGTTACACCCTTCCGTTAGAGCTACACCTGGATAAATTTCTTTACGAATAATTCCTTTATCACGACATAATACACACATGCTTATTCCTCCTTTTTGAAGTTTCGCAAACTGTAATTTTCACCGTTCATTTTCAACACTTGAGTATCTTCCATAATCCGACTAAACTCACGCTCTCCGTACATTCCTGCTAACTCCATAACTCCAAAGTTTGTTGTAAATAAGTTTGTTCTGCCTAGCCTACGCTCTAGAATGTCCTTGGTTTTCGTTTTCTTCCAAGTAACTCCCTCAGCATCTTTTTCCGTAAACTCGGCTCCAAAATCATCTAATACAAGTACATCCACATTTGCGAGAATAGACATTAGCTTGTCCTCTGTTAACTCGCTATTTTTATTCCAGGTAGATGTTATTTTTGTGAAGAGAGCGTTCATTTCTATAAACATTGCGCTATAGCCTTTTCTCATAATTTCTTTTGTAGCCGCTACACATAAATGACTCTTTCCAACTCTATAGTCACCCGTAATTACAATGCTTTCTGACTTGTTAGGTTCAAAGTTTCTAGCAAAATCCATCATTACTTCTTTAGCATTTGCTAATTCCTGTGTAGGTGGTGCGTAACTATCAAATGTTGCTTTTTTCAATTTAGGATTAATAAGGCTGTTATCTGAAAACGAATCGTATAAATGAATAATTTCGTTTTTCTTTTTAATAGCCAATGTTTCTTTTGCAAGTTGCTGGTCCTCTTGCTCTACCGATCTACATTGTGGACAAAACTCTTCATTTGTTTTTGTATCTATAAGTAAGCGTTTATTACAAACGTCTTTAATTTTGTCTTTACCGACCAAGAAAACATTTGTACATCTATTAGGAGACAACACATAACTTTGAGCAAATTTACTCAAAATCGTATTTTTCGATGAAGCTACTGTTTTTCCTAACGCTTGCATTGTTTTTCTCTCCTTTTTTACCTTTGTTTTTAAACTCTATTTCTGCTGCATTAACATCAGCTAAAGTACGAATGTTTTTATTAACCCACTGTTTTAAAATGCCCTCAGCATAATTCCATTTCTTCTGCTGTTTCAAAGCACGCTCCATAGCTGCTTGTACAAGTTCTTCGCTTGTATCGTTTACCCATTGTGAAATACTTTCGGCTATGAATGAATTTAAAATGCCGAAATTATTTTCGTAAAAAGAGAAGATGCTACTACTACTTTGTATATTAGTATTTTGTTTATTAGTACTTAGTAAATTATTAGTACTTAGTAGTGTTTGATTTTCTATATATGGATTCTCCACATGTGGAATGTCCATTTGTGGATTTTCTACATATGGGTTTTCCTCTTGTGGCACTTCATAAACGATTGTTTCCCATTTAATAATTTTTCCTTTTTCATCTTTTACAGGGAACCTTTTTACATAACCGTACTTTTTAAGTTCCTTCATTCCTGAATATAAGCTACTAATTTTATCCTTCGCGTGTGTCGCTATTTCTTCCATGTAAAATACCCACTCATCTGGTAATGATAAAATATAAGCCAATATTCCTTTCGCTTTCCAACTTAAACGTTCGTCACGAAGACCTGTATTATTAATGGTTGTGTAATTTTTACTTTTATTAACTCGAAACGTTGCCATTTATTTACCTCCTCGTACAAACTGCCACATATGCTTGCCCACTTTTGATAATTCGTTGAATTTCATAATGCGGATAACCAACCTTGAAATACTGATCAATCATCTTCTTTAATTGATCTTGACTATCTGCTAAGTCCCAAAACTTATTAGGTAATAGCACTTGATATTCGATTGAATTCATATACTATTTCCCTACTTTCCGTGGTATACTTATAACAACTTGTTTTTCTTAAAGGACCCACTGCTATGGGTCTTTTTATTTTGTTCTACATCACTCCAAGCCCAACGTTTTATCGGCTCGTAAGTAATGTAAAGCGACCACGCACTGCATGCGATAAACATTGCGAATAAAGCTAGCGATGTTGTATCTTCCATCATGCTGACACCCCCTTTTCTATCCAATTAAAGAATGCATCCCTGGGAACTACTTTCTTTCTCCCAATTTTCACTAAAGGAAAACCCTTTTGATCCATAATGCCGTAAGCTGTTCTTTTCGCTACTCCTAATATTTCTTCTACGTGTTTTACGTTTAACATAAGCGGATAATCGTTCGCGCTATCATTAGTGACTGGAATGCTATCTAACTTTTCTACAGTTGTTTGTCTTTCATCTTCTTTATTGAAGCGAAGTAACTCAATAGCCTCCCAAAATTCTTCATCCCTCCATCCCTTTTGGGCTGAAAACTTTGTAAGTGATAATGCTATTTGAACTGTTGAATTTCTCATGATTCTTCATCCTCTCCCTCTTTGTCGTCATTTTGACGACTTTCATTCAAAAAAATTTCTTCAATAGTTACGCCTAGACTTTCAGCTAATTTGGGTATTTTATCGGCGTTTAGTTTACGCTGACCATTTTCGATATAAGAAATAGCTGAAGAACCGCTAAAGCCAAGCATTCTTGCTAATTCTCCTTGAGTTATTTTCTTTTCTTTACGTATATGACGTATTCTCATGCCTATAGACAAATGTTTCACCTCCAAGTCGTCGTTTTGACGATTTGTTATTTTCATTATATGTCGTCATTCTGAAGAAGTAAACATGTTTTTTGTCATTTTGTTATATTTTTTTTATCAAATTGATAAAAAACAGTGTAAAGTCGTCAGAAAGTATATATACTGTAATTAACAACAATTCGAATGTAATGTAACTCACACATAGAAATTTATTTATAAAGGGGAATAAATTTATGACTCTAGGAGAAAGATTGAGAGCCTGTCGTGAAAAAAGCGGCTATACACAAACGTATATAACTGAAAAACTAGAAATACACCGTGGGACTCTTTCTAGTTACGAATCCGGGAGACGAAAACCAGATTATGATACTTTATCTAAACTAGCTGATATTTATAAAGTATCTGTAGATTTTCTATTAGGAAGATCCACTGACGAAAGATTAACCGCAGAACAGGATAAACAAGCAACCGCAATGGGGAAAAAGATTGAACAACTGATCTCTAAATTATCAGAAGAAGAACAGAAAAAAGCTTGGGAACAATTAGAAATGTATGTACAATATCAACAAAACAAAGAACAAAAATAAAAAAAGCTAACCTCTGTGGTTAGTCTTTTTTTATTTTAAATAAACCGTCTAGTAAGTGTTCTAATTGTTCCTCAGTATTGGGAGTGTTTCCCTCTAATAACAACTTAATTGCCGCTTCTTTTGCTACTTGCTCTTTTACCATTATAATTTCCCCCTACACCCTCTGTATATTTTGTTTGTAATTTAATAATTTTTAGAGTTTCTCTTTATAGCAAATTATAATAACCGTTAGTTCTTTATAAAAATGACGTTTGGAAAAAAATAGGTGTCGGTTTTTTTGCCGTCAATAAAAAACCTACAGTCCCTAAAAAGTACGAAAGACGCTGCGATTTACGCAACGTCTCTTTTTTCATTGTTATTTTAATTTTTAAGAACCACCTGGTTCAACCATCATATATTGTACTTCATGTTTAGATAATTGGCTTTTACTATCCTTTGTTGCTCCACTAACATTTAAAGTTAAAGTCATTACAGTCAGAATAGATAATACTACCATACTAGCTTTTTTCATATTCATCCCACTCTTTCAACTATACTAGCTAACGTTCGTCTCACCGCGTTAGCATAATGATAATTACCAACACGCTCAAAACGTCTCAAAGATTCCCTTAATCCCAGTATATCATTGTTAATTCTGGAAATATAGTACATTGTGAATGGAGAATCCATTTTTCTTTCTGCAGCTAACTGTTTAAATATTTTTAATGCTTTATTTTTGTCGCCATATAATCCTTCGAAATATCCTATTTCAGATGTATCAAGGTATTCAAATTTTATTTTATCAAGATTAAATCCATTATCTATATAAAGAAAGGCTAAAGTAGATTGGAATGATTTATATTTTCGACTTTCTCTTCCTATGCCATTGTCCTCTAAATACTTTATGCAATCCAATAAATACTTTTCTGATTTTAATACATCCAAGAACATATAACTTTCTCCCATACAGCACAATGCAGTTGCTTTGGTTATTGGGACTTCCATTTCGTTATCTAATATTTTACGGCATTTCTCTCTACATATTTCTAATTTATCATCAAATAAATTCACATAGGCCATACGTTCATTAAAATACATACTAAGCCAATTTCTTATAAATCCATCCTTAATCTCTACTAAATTTTTCTCTACCTTATCTAAATATGGATTCATTGCCCTTATATTAAAAATATCATGCATCGACAATGCATACAGAATATTAATAACTACTTGGCATTCTGGATCATTGGGAAATACCTTTTTATTAATCTCATCCAATAAAGGCTGTCCACGTTTTTTATCCTGATTTCTTTTATTAAACAATTTGTACGCTTTCAAATATTTATTTAACAACTTACAATTACTATGTTTATTAACTAAATAATCTATTACTTCATATTCTCCAGTTCCTTGGCAATAACACAAAGCCTTCCTAACGTTTAGATTCTTTTTACATAGTGTAATAAATTGTCTGATTATCTTATTTCTTTCTTTAACATCTCTGTATATTTCAGATACCACACACAAAAAATTCTCGAATTTCATTTCTGCTGTTTTTCCAGTGATCGCATCATTTATCACTACACGATCTACTCCGGTTTTTCTTTCTAAGTCAGGAAACGTTAATTCTTCTTTTTTTATTCGCTCCTTTATTAGTTTCATTAAACTCTTCACTAGAAACACTTCCTTTTCCCGAACACGGACACCACCTAACAATTCAAAAAAGTTGGAAACAAAATACGAGAAGAGAATATTTATTTTTTATGTTATACTTAGTTGTGACTCGTATGTAGCAAAGTGTTTCCTAAGTACTGGTTAGGGAACGGTTCAAGAGAACGTTTAGCAGACACCTCTTGAACACGCTCATATGGGTCTTTTTTCGTTCATTTTTAGTTACTTCCATACTATCACGAATTTTAAAAATTTTAATAAAATAATTGTTAATCAAATGTTGAGAAAGTTTTTTTATCGCTATAAATCAAGATTTAGTTACATATGCAATTTTTCATATCGTTATTTTTATACTTTATAGATATAATACCACAAAAAGCGAACCTTTGTTCTGTTTTTTTCACAATAAGAGATTGAATTATTATCAACAATGACAATTTGAGTAAGAAAGCTATTTATTCTCTTTTTTATTTGTTCATTCGACATAATATGACAAGTTATTAATATTTTGTTTGCTATGCTAACTTCAGAAATCTTACATTTTATATTTTTGGAGGATTAAGAATGAAAATTTCTAATAAAATGTTTATTTTAATTAGTATAGGGATAATAATCCTACTCTTTATTAGAGGACTCTATAATAGCATTAAGCTTGGAGACTCAGAATTTGGAATAGGATATGTTTTTGGACAAGCTGTAGGAGGAACTTTAGCCTGGTTCAGTATTATTGCGCTTATAGCTGCATTAGTTTTTCTAATTATAGGATTCATTAATAAGAAGAAAAACAATGAGACAAAACCATTATTCGTAAGATCTGCAATATCTTTCGGAACATCTATTGTTTCTTTTGTAGTGCTATTCGTAATTATTTTTATTACAATGGGGATCGAAAATGATCATAAGGCCGTTGCTCTGGAACAGAAAAAAGAAAGCGAATATCTAATGGCAGCCGCGAATTTTTATAACGACATCGATTCTTTTGAATGGTTCTCAACAACTGTGTTATCAGGCTATTCAACTACATGGTCTGAGGCAATTAACAATAGAAAAGATTTTAATGTGGAGATAATATCAAAAAAAACAGAGTCTGATAAAATGATTAAACATGCTGAACTATTGTACTCAGAGATGGGACAACAACTGAAAGTTATCTCTAAAGCTGCAAAAGAACAACCTGAACAATATAAGGAACTTTACGATGAATATAAAAAGATATATAGCATCGTAACGGCACTTAATGAGCAAGTGAACTCTCCAACTGGTAGTTTAATCTCATTTAATCAAAATGTTAATTCTTTACTACAGGAATACAAAAAAGCAAAAGGGAATATTGATATTGCCATTACTGAAGATATAAAAAACAAATCTGAGCAAATTAAAGAAGCGAACAATAGTACATCAAATGATAATGATTTAACAAAATACTGATTTTGTACCAATAAAAAAAGCCCACAAATTATGTGGGCTCAGAAGTATGGATACATATATTTTACCACATAGACACTCGAATGGGTGTCTATTTCCTTTTTCTAATACTGGAATTATTTGTGCTATTCGAATACTATTAGTTCAAGGAGGTATGGATAATGAAAGGATATTTTAGAAAACGCGGTGAAAAATGGTCATTTACAATTGATATTGGAAGAGATCCTCTTACTGGAAAAAGAAAACAAAAAACAGTATCAGGCTTTAAAACAAAGAAAGAAGCCGAAAGAGCATGTAATGAACTTATTCATCAGTTTAATACTGGGAGTCTAGTTGATGATAAAAATCTTACTCTCAGTGAATATTTACAGGAGTGGCTTGAAAACACAGCTAAGCAACGAGTGAGAGATTCTACATTCATTAATTATAGAAGAGCTGTGAACAGTAGGATTATTCCTGTAGTTGGTTCGCATAAACTGAAAGATTTAAAACCTCTACATGGACAAAGATTTGTTAAATCGCTAATCGATGACGAATTATCTCCTAAATATATTGAGTATATTTTTATCGTTTTAAAAGGTGCATTAGAAGATGCTGTTAAATGGGAACTTTTATATAAAAATCCGTTTGAACATGTAGAAATCCCTCGCCCACGAAAAGTGGTCAATAATACGTGGTCAATTGAGGAGACGAAAACCTTCTTAACATACGCTAAATTTGACAATCCTATTTACTATCATTTATTTTTACTTGCGCTTAATACCGGTATGCGTAGAGGTGAATTGCTAGGCTTAAAGTGGAAAAATGTAGATTTAGTTGAAGGTAAGGTTAGTGTGACTGAAACTCTAATTTACGATGAATTAGGATTTCGATATACAGAACCGAAAACATCGGGTTCTAAACGCTTAATTTCCATTGATCAAAGCTTATGTAAAGAGTTAAAAAGTTATAAAGCAAAACAAAATGAATTTAAATTAGCTATCGGTAAAGCTTATGAAGATAATGACTTAGTTTTCAGTAGAGAAGATGGTAGACCAATCTATCCAAGAACATTAACTACTGTCTTTGAAAGGTTTATAAAAACAGCACAAGTGCCTAAAATTAGATTCCATGACTTACGACATACTCATGCCACACTTCTTCTTAAATTAGGTATTAATCCGAAAATCGTAAGTGAACGATTAGGACATAATTCCATTAAGACCACATTGGACACCTATAGTCATGTTACATTAGATATGCAAGAAAGTGCCACTATAGCGCTAAGTGAGGCGTTAAAATCATAA